TCATGGATCGTGGCGGGCATGGCTCTCTCCCATCCGGGCGAACAGTTCGCCGATCATGCTCTGCACCCGCGCCTCGTAGCAGCGGATGGCGTCCGCCTTGACGCGCGTATGCTCGCTCACCACGGCACGAAGACGGTCCCCGACGACATCGTCGATCGTGGTCGTGCGGGCTTGTGGTGCCTCGCCAAACCAATGGCGGAGCGGAACCGGCCAAAGCATCAGCGTCTCCATCCCAAAAGGTTTGGGCCGTTGGTTTTACGCAGAAGCGCCTCCAGCAGGTCGGCGAAGCGCTGGTCGCTTTGGGTGCGCGCCGCGGTCGCCGCCGTGCCGGACTCCGCGATGCGGATCATCTCGCGCGCGTCCTGCAGGCGCTTGTCCTGCAGCGCCTCGTTCTGCTGGCGCAGCGCCGCAATCTCGGCGTCCTTGGCCATCAGCTTGCGCCGGACTTCCCAGGCGATGAGTCCGGCGAGCAGCGGCGCCGCCGCCCAGAGCCCGAGAACCTTCAGCGCCTCGTTGACGAAGGGCAGGATGACGGGGGTGAAGTCCATGGATACTCCAAGGCGTGTATCCTCCCGCACTGCGTGGGCGAGGATAATGCCGGCGTCATTGTTTCTTGTTCAACCAACGCGAGACGTCGGAGGGGCCGCCGTGCACGGCGCGGACGATGAAGAAGCTCGAGATGATCGCCCACTCGAAGACCGCGCCATATTGGCCCGGCGCCTGCGGCACGCCGAGCACGTCACGGCCGAACAGGAATTTCGACGCCAGAATCGTCGCCCAGAAGACGAGGCCGAAATGGATCGCCACGGCAGCGCCGACGAACCACGAGACGAAGCGATAGATGCCGCTGCCGTAAAGCTGGACCTTCATCGCATTGTCGGCGACATCGGCCGTCAGCGAGGCCTTGATGACCTCGGCGTCCGACGCCGTCGCCGCCACGAAGCCAGCCTCGGTGGTGGTCAGCTGCGTCCGTTTGTAGTCCGACCACGCCTTGACGAAGGGGGTCAAAATACCGCTGATCAGCGGCATGATGAGCGCGAGAATCGCCATCGCTTCCTCCTACTTCGCGGTCGTCGACGGATCGACCGTGGCGGGATCGATCTTGGCGGGCTCGATCTTGGCGGCAGTGAGATGCCCCCTGATCGCCAGAAGCCCCGCGACCAACGCCAGTCCGCTCATGATCTTCAAGACAATGCCGTCGCTGAAGAAGGCATGCCACACGCCCTGATCCTTCAGCGGATCGAGGTCGGTCGGCTGCAACCCGGCGACCGTCTTCACCGTCGAGTCCGCGGCCGATTTCATCGCGCCGAGACCCGACATGAGGAAGGCGACGATCAGCGCCTTCTTGCCCTCGAACCAGAGCTTGATTTTGCCCCAAAGGCTGCCTTCGGCCGCCTCGATGCGGGCGATGACGCCCGCGGTGACCGCGTACTGCATCAGCCAGTGACGGATGAAGAGGACATAAGCGAGGGTCCACGCAACGGCGAAGACGAGCATGGTGATGACGGCGGTTTTCATGGTTTGCACTCCTATGCGTTGAGACCGAAAAGGGTTTTGAGGCGGCTGGCGAAGGTTTGCGGACGTTCGACCGCAACGGTCGTCGGCGCCGGGGTGTCGCGCAATGCGGTGCGCAGGGCGGTGCTGAACTGCTGCGCGACCACCGCGATCGTGTGGGCTTGGTCCGTGCCGTTGATGATTCGCCGAGCCCCGACCCAATCGGTGAGGTCGGCGTTGAACGCATCGCCGAGCTTCTTGCCGGTGAACAGCCCGCGCAGCATGCCCTCGAAGAGAATCTTGACCGCGACATCGAGCTGCAAGGCGCGGTCGGGATCCGCCACCAGATCGACGCCGCAGACGGTCGCCATCTTGACGTAGTTCGCTTTCCAGGTGAGCTGCACCAGACCGCGGCCGTAATAGACCTGATGCGTCGCCGAATCCGCGACGCCGTAGGCTTTCCCACGCCCCTGCCCGATCTCACGCACGGGCTGCATCGTGCGGCCGGTCTCCCAAAAACTCGTCGCGAGCATATAGGCGATGAAGCGCAGGTCGGTGACCTCGCGACGTTCGGCCTCGGCGAGAAGTGCCTCGCAACCGGCGACCTGCGCGGCGGCGAGACCGTGAAAGACGGCGCTTCGTACCGCGTCGAAAAAGGTTTTCCTATCGAAGCTGATCGGCATGGCTGGCTCCAACGAAAAGACCCGCGCGCACGAATGCGGCGGGCCAAAGGAACGGTCCGGACGTATCGGATGATTGGCGGCGTCTAGCCGAACAGGGCGAGCGACGAGAACAGCGCCGTCCCGAGTGTATTGGGTGCCGTGATCGTCTCACGCACGAAGATCAGGTTCGTGTTCGAGATCGGCGACGGCGTGGAACAGGGGATCAGCGCCATGCCGTTCATCGCCACGCCATCGTTGACCGCATTCGTCGTCACGAAGGACCCGTTCGTCGCCGTTCCCGACATCGCGACCGTCGCATCGACGCCCGTCACGGACGATTTGGCGAGAATGCCGACCTGCGGAAACGCCATTCCGAACACCGCCAGCTGCATCGGGCTGATGTCGAGGGCGACGACGTTCAAGCCGCCATGCATGGCTGCGGGGTCGCCGATCTGCAGCGTATCGCCGACCGACCAGGTGGTGACGTCTGCGGCGTTCGTGACGCCCAGCTGGTTGGCTGCCGGGACCGCCTTGATCCAGGCCGATTGCGCGGGAGTCTTGGTAATGTTCCAGATGCGGGCATAGGACACGCCCGCCATGACGCCGCCGTAGAACAAGGACGCGTCATTGGTGCCGCTCAGGGTGACGACGGTGGAGGCAATGCCCGACGCTGTCGACGTTCGCGGGATCTGGCCGCGCGCCACATCCATCCGATAGATGGAGACAACACCATCACCGCCCGGCGTGAAGAGAAAAGCGCCTATCGGCGCACCCGTCAAGGCGCCGATGACACTGGCCGATTGGTCGGTGATCGTCCACTTGCCGGCGCCGTTGCTGGCGAGGGCGATGTAACCGTTCGGGATGCCGATGGCGACAAATGTCGCTCCGTTGATCCTGTCCGACCCGACCGCCGCGATCGCGATCTTCATTGCCGCGGAACTGGCACCGGATTCGTCGATGACGAGAAGTCGCGTTCCCGTTGGATAGGCGGACGCCGGCGGCAACGTGATCGTACGCGGCACCGTCAGGGCCGTGATCGCGATCAACCGATCCGTCGGAAGCGCAGCATAATTGGCATCGGCAACGGCCGTGCGCGTGTTGGTCACGACTTCCGCGAGCTTCGCCGCGGCAAACCCGCCCGGCGTCGCGCCATCGTGGACCTGGACGCGGTTGTTGGTGGTATCGACGAGCAGCTCGCCCTGGGCACCGACGAATGTTTGCAAGAAGGCCGCAGCTTCGCGGCGGCGTTTGACCTGGACGCTCATGTTCGCTCCCTAACTCGTGACGACGCCGTCATCCGAAAACCGCCGCCACGATCCGTTGGAAAATGCGGCCATGATTCCGGTGCCGGCGCCCGCCGCCTCGCCGAGCTTGCGGCCGTCGCTGGCGAAGGCGAGTGCGCCGTCGAGGCCGGCGGGCAGGCTCGCGACGGTGTAGGACGCCGCCGACAGAAGCGCTTTGATCGCAAGATTGCCGGTGGCCTGGTCGGCGACGTAGACTTGGTGAAAGCTCGAACCGTCCGGCGAGACTTTCAGCTGATAGCTATCCGAGCCCAGCAACCCTGCGAGAGCGCGGGCCGAAAAGTTCGTCTCAAAGGTCAGGCTGGCATCGTTGGCGGTCGCCGCCTTGTTAAAAGTGAAGCGACAGGAGTCTGTGGCGGCGCTGAAGAGAAACGAGGTTCCGAGAACGCCGAGCGCATTGTTGGCATCCGCCGTGCAGCCGGCGAGCCCGACGTGGCCGGTGGCGGGGTCGATGTCGAGGGCCTGCGTCCACGACGAGCCGGTGGCCGAAACGCTGATGCGGTAGCGGTCGCTTGCCAGCAGGCCGGCCTGGGCTCGGCCGGAATAGCCGGTCTGGAGCAGGTGCGCCGCGCTGTCGGTCGCGGCCGTCTTGTTGACGGTAAGCTGCACGCCGGCGCCGATGTTATCGAACAGCGCGGCGGCCGTTTTCATCGCCAGCTTGTTGGTGGCATCGGCCGTGGTGTTGATGCCGAGCGCCGAAAGATTGCCGAGGCTGGTGATGTCCGTGTTGGCGCCCGCCGCGGCCGCGCCGATGTTTTGCCGGGCGGTCACCGCCGTCGTCGCCCCGGTGCCGCCGGAAGCGACCGCGAGCATCGCGGCGCCGTCGGAGGCGAGCCCCATGTCGATGGCGTCCGTATAGGGGTCGGACGCCAAACCATAGGTGTCGGTCTCGCTTGCCGCGAGACTGGCCGCGCCCTCGTCCAGCGGCGTGCCTTGAGTCAGCGCCTGCGCGACCGGGCCGAACAGGCCGGAGCCGACCGGTGTGATCGTGTAGGCGACGCAGGTGGAGAGATCCTGCAGCGCGCCGCCGAACACGTTGAAGCTGGCGAATTTGAGCGAAACCGTCTCGCCGATCGCCGTCGCCGGCAGCGTGTAACGGTAGACCGCGCCGTCGAGGCCCAGGACCGGCGTGCCGACGGCATGGGCTCCGCCCTGGGCGCCGTAAACCGCGCGCTGCAGGCTGGTCAACGTGTAGGTGCTGGCGCCGCTCAGCGTGGCGCTGCCGTAAGACACGATCTCTGCGCCGACAAGCATCAGCGACGGACTCGTCGTGCTGACGCCCGTGAGTGCGCCGTCGCTTTCGGCCAGAGTGACGACCATCTGCGACGATGGCGCGGCTGCGCTCGGGGCCGTGAGGGCCGCGGTCAAGAAACCCTGACGCGCCGGCGTGGAAACGGTGCCGACCTGCGCGTAGGTGACGCCATCGGTCGACACGTAAACCGCCGCGCCGCCCCAGTTGGGATCCGCCTCGCCATTGCTGCCGCCGGAGACGCCCAGCCAGATCTGCGCGGCGCTGCCTGTGAGATCCGCGGGCGGCTCGAAGATCACCGGCGGATTCACCGCGGCGGCGGCGACGTTGCGGTTGATCGGCGTGTTGACCGCACCCGCCACGGGATAGGCGACCGTGGTGCCGACGGACCCGGGATATTCCTCCGCGATGACGCTGAGCAGACCGGACGAATCCTCCTCGATGGCGACGATGCGCACCGGCGTCTTGGCGAGACCGAGGCCGGGATCCGTCAACGTGACGAGATCCATCGGCTCCAGCAGGCAATAGTCCCACGAGAGCTGGAAATGATAGGTGTTGCGGATGTAGAGGCCGCGCTGGAGGATCAGCTGGGCGGCGATCGCCCCCATCGCCATGTCGCAGAACTCGTGCGCCGTCACCGTCGAGGCGATGCGCAGGCCGTAGAGCTCGATGGCATTCTGATCGCGCGCCTCCACCGGCGTCGCGCTGTACTGATTGGCGCGATCCAGAACCTCCAGACGCACGACATTGGAAGCGGCGTAGGGATCGATGCGCGCGACGGTGACAGGATCACCACTGCCGTCGTAGACGTAATCGTCATCGTCGAGATCGAAGACCGGCGTCGTGTTCGGCTGAAAATTGATCGCCGCACCGTTGAACAGCGCGCCCGCCACCGGGGCGTCGCCGAACGGAATGATTTTGAGCCGCCCGCCCGACCACACCGCGGCGCTGTTGGTGATCTGCAACCAGCGCGCCAGCGTCGTGTTGGCGGTTTCCTGGTCGCTCAGGCAAGGCGAAATCGCGAGCCCCATCGCCTGGCAATAGGTCTGGTACGATCCATCGCCGGATACGCCGTAGAGGCTCGTCGCATCGATGCTGGCAGCGGGAAAGCCGACGCCATATTGCGCGTTGGTGAGGAAATCCGCGATGACCAGCGCGGGATCGGCATCATGCGCATTGACGACCGCGCTGGTATAGAGCCGGCCGTAGACCTCGAAGGCGATGGCATCGATCGACGCGCTCGATCCGAGATCGAAGAAGCTCGAGGCCGCGTAGGCCGTGCCCTGATACCCCAGCGCCGCGGCGGGATAGCTGGCAGTCAGGAATCCCCATGGCACCTGCGGCGTCGTGCCGGCGAACAGCGTGAGGAAGAACTCCGACGCATTGTGCTCGGCCTGCCCGCGGAACACCGTGCCGAGCGCCTGGATCGGCCCCTCGCCGATCGCGAAGATTGCGGCGGTGGAATAAGTATAGCCGGCGAGGCTGGTTTTCTGGCCGCCGCCTTTGCCGCCGCTGCTTTGGGTGAATTGCGGATGCGTCTGAAAGTCGTCCGCCCAGATCAGGTTCGGCGCCACCTGGGTGATGCCGTAGACGATCGGGATCGGCAGCGCGCTGCTGGCGGTCTGCAACTGCAGCGCGGTATATTGCGGGACGGCGACCGCCGTGTTGGCCTTGGTGCGAAAGATGCTCATGGCGCACCCCAGGGACTGAAGAACTTTTGATTGCGCACGGGATCGCTGAGGACGGTGTTGGCCGCGACTCGCTCTTCGAGTACGCAGCCGGCCGGCGAGAAGGCGTGGACGATGGTAAGCGGCTTGTCGTTTGTGACCACACCACCGTGGGCGTAGCAGCGGCCATAGCGGAATACCGCGACATCACCGGGCTGCGGCGCGGTGCGTTCATGGCAATGGTCGAGGACAAAACCGAGATAGCGCTCCTCGCCGCGATGCAGGTGCCAGTCCGGCGCATAGGGACGCGGATCGAACGGCGCGCAGAGCCCGGTGTCGACGAACACGCGGACCAGCAGCATGCCGCAATCGACGCCGACGCCGATGAGATCGGCGCAGGGATGGTAGGGCGTGCCGATCCAGCGCCGCGCCTCCGCGACGACGGTTTTGCGCTCGAGCGCCTCTTGCATGGCGGGATCTCAGTAGGCCGCCGTGGGCGGCGGCACGAAGGGAAAGCCACGAAAGTTGGCGAGGTTGTTGAACTTGGCCTGGCAGGTCGCAGCCGTGTGGTCGCAGCCCTGATAGATGGTGAAGGCATCGCCAGCCGCGGGCGTCGCGGCCAGCGGATAGCTCAGCGTCAGCGATACGCCGGCGGCCGCGCTCCTGACGTTGGCGGAACTTCCGGCGTTGGGGCCGGACGAAAAGGTGATGGTGCCTTGCCCATAAGCCGCCGCGGCCCCGGCCCAGAGGATGGTGGCAGGCGTCGAGCCGGCTCCCACGGTGCCCGTGGTGCCGAACGCGTTCTTGATGAGGCTACAGCCGGAATCGTAGAGCGTGTGTCCGCAGGTCGGCTGATAGAGATTCCGCGGCATGTCGAGGTCGAGCAGTACGAGATCGGACGCCACGGTGATTTCCGCGCTGGTGCGGCCGATGGAATCGACGCTGGTGACGCGCCCCCTGAATAGGATGACGCTGCCGATCGGGACAGATCCCCAGCTCGCGAGAAAGGCACGCTCGCGCTGCAACTCGCAGCCGTCGAAGACGCCATGATGCAGCGCGATGAGGAACGGCACGCCGCCAATCGTGTCGGTCGGCTGCGCGGCGATGCTGATGTGCTGCTGATCGACGTCGAGGCCGGTGGTGCATTTGAACGTCAGCCCGTCGACCAGCACGGAATTGGCGGCGAAGACCGCGCCGTTCATCGCGATCGGCACATCGGCATTGGTGTAGGTGAGGATCACGCCCGAGCGCAGCGTGAACGTGTAGCAATCCGCCATCAGCAGCGGCGCATCCTTGGCGCTGCGCTGGGCGGCGAGAAAGCTGACGAGCGCAGACGATGCCGCTCTCATGGGCGGATGCTCCGAAATTTCAGGGACTCAAGCGTCCATAACCCGCTCATGACGTTCTCGAAGTCCTGCTGGTCGTCGAGGAAACGGCAGAGAAAGGCGTAGGAGAAGTCCGCGCTGAGGGACGCGCCGGCGGTTGGCGCCGTGGGAAACGTCACGATGTTCGGCGCGGCCAGCCCGCATCCGGCCTGTGCGATGCCGTTGACGTGGACCGCATTCAGTTGGGTCGCGTAGGACACGGGCTCGGTGAATCCGCCGATCGTGCGCTGTAAGACGAAGCTCGTCGTGCCGCCGTCGCCGGTGCCAAAGGCCTGGCCATGCGCGGCATTGTCGGTCGGATCGCTATAGAGGAAGGTGCCGAATTGTCCCTGGCATTGCAGGTAGAAGCCGAGCAGGATCTGCAACGAAGTGGGCCCGAGCGACGCTGCCGCGCTGGTCGCGAGGCCGTTTGAGGCCAAGGCGTCGAAGGTAACCTCGAACTCGTAGAGCGTGCCGGCGTAGAGCGAGGCGCGCACCTCGCGGCCGGAGACATGGCTCGCGACACGCGTGGAAAACGTGGGCCGCTTGTGCACCGACCAGCCCTGGCCGGCGAGTTGCGGAAACAGCGGTGGCGTGGTCACAGTTGTCCTCGCATGTTTTTGGGTGCGTCCCCGCGATGTCATCCCGGCCGAAGCGAAGCGGAAGGCCGGGCCCCATGAACACGATGTTGGGCGATGGGTACGGCGCTAGCAGCGGCTGACCGGTTGCTGTGCCTGCATCACGGTGCGCATGGGTTCCGGGCTCGCGCTCGGCGCTCCCCGGGGATGACACTCGAGGAACACCGCGTAAGTAGCTCAATGTCTTAACGCACGCTCACCAGCGTTACGGCGCCCGCGGCAAACACCTGCCGCATGAATTCCTCGAAGTCGGCCTGATCCTGGGCAAAGCGGCACAGCAGGGTCGCCCCCAAACCGAGCTCCGCCGGCACCGGCACCAGGAACGGCATGGCGGCGCCGCGCATCGCATCGTAGAATCCGGCCAGTGTCGCGAGATCGCCGACGATGCCGGCGCTCAGGCGATCGAAGCTCATGTCGATCTGCCACAGGGCCGTTGAGTTGCGTCCGAACCGGCTCTCGCGACCTGTGACATGCGCCGCCACGGCTGTGGCAAACACCGGGCGGTAGCGCACCGACCAGCCCTGCCCCGCCAGATTCGGAAAGGTCTGCGGCGGCGGCGGTATCGGCGGCGGGTCTGGCAGTGCCGGCGCGACACCAAAGTCCTTGCCGTTGAGCCAGGTCCCGGTCGGCCAGTTCGCGGCATCGCCCCAGAGGCTCAAAGCCGGAAAGGCGGGGAACGGCCGCGCATCCCAGTTCCATGCCACCATGAAGGTCGGCTCGACCATGGGGAGGCCGGCGGCGCTGACGGCGTTGTGGCCATCCGTCGTCCAGTATTCAACCACCGACTCAAGGGCGAGCCGCGCCAACAGATCGTCGCGGCGCGGCTGGTAAGTCGCGCCGGCCGCGGGATCCCAGATCGACCAGAAGGGCGTAAAGCTTTCGCTCGACTTGGGGTCGTAGAAGACGTTGGGCTGGTTGGTCGCACGGTCGCAACTGGGAAAGCCGAACTCCGCGAAGATGATCGATTTCGATTGCGGCGCCCAGGCCGTCGCCGGCCCGTGCGGTGCAAACCCGAGCCCGTCGCCGGCATCGTAGATCGCTTGGTGCGAATTGTGCCACCACCAGCGAAGCTGCTTGTTGGCGAGCGGCTGTTGGTCCGCAGCGTAAGGCGAGCGGTTTTGCGCCAGACGATCGGCTTCCGGCCGCGACACCTGCAAGTCCGAGCCACCGGGATCGGGCCCGCGCCCCTGGTTCGTCGAGTCGGCATAGAACCAGTCGTATTTCTCGCCGCCCTCGATGTTGGCCTTGAGATAGGTTTTGTCCCAAAGGCTCGGCGTGCTGGAAAGGCCGAGGCCGTTCATCGTCGCGGGCGTCGGAGGCCAGGCGCTCGGCGCCGGCACGTTCCAGTTGGCGGCATCAAGCCCGCCGTCGCCGGTGGTCCAGTCGGATAGCGGCAGATAGTTGTCGAAGCTGACGAGGTCGATAGCCGGATGCGCGTAGAGCGCATCGAGATGCGGCCATTGGCCGGATGAATCCACATGTTGCACGCCCATCCAGTCCGACCAGTCCGCGGAATAGGCGATCAGATTTTTGAGCGCCGCGCGCGGCAGCGATGCCGCATCGAAAATCCCGCGGACATCAGCGGCTAGCTGCGCGAGACCCGCAACAAAGGGATAATCCCAGGTTGCGGCGCCGGAACTCGTCAACGTGCCCGCCTTGGTCCACCCTGGCCCTCGCAAGATTTCGAGGCCGCGCAGCTCCGAGCCGATGAGAAACAGATCGACGCCGCCGGCGATGACGCAAAGGTTGGCGTAATGCAGGATCATCCGGCGGAACGTCCAATCCGTCGGCGCGCCCACGTAGGCGACGGTGAGAGCGGTCGTGTCGCGCGTGAACTGCGAGGCCGATGCGCTGCCTAGGAATCCGGCGACGGCGCTCGTCGCCGCCGCGCTGATGTCGGCGCCGGCAAACGTGATGCGCCCGCGCCAGGGGTAGCCGGCGCAGTCCATCAGGAGGAACGGGTAGAACACCACCCGCAGACCGCGCCCGCGCAGATCGCGGATGCAGCGCACCACCGAGGGGTCGGACGGCGTGCCGCCGTAGACCGCCGAGCCGCCGCTCGTCGACAGCGGGATGAGCCCGGGCGACGCCGCCGTCAGCCCGGAGCAACGCCAGGATTCCGCGGCCCATGTGCCGTCGACGAACGCATCCGACGGGCCGGCGGAAACGTTTGTTGCGGGATAGATGGCGCATTGCGTCACATCCACCGCATTGCCGAACCAGGCCACCACCAGCGACACGGTCGTGCAGCCGGGATAGCGCGCCTGCAGCTGGTCGAGGGCGATGCTGTAATCGGTGCGCGTGCCGGCGGGCGCGGCGTTGAGGTTGACCACCACCGGCGCGCTCGCGCCGAGCGCCGTGGCGCGGTGCGGCAGGGGATCGTAGACCCACTCGCCCGAAGCCGGGAGAAGCGCGACGCCGCGGGGATCGGTCATGTGCCCAGCGGGCTCCGCAGCTTGCTCAGGCCGAGATGCGCGCCATTGCGCACGGAATCGTTGATCGCGCCGAGGATGGCCTTGCCGTTGCCGTTGAAGAACCGTTTGACATCGCGGCTATCCATCGCGGTGACGTTGAAGTGGGTGGCGTGATGCACGTGGACGTCGCCGCCCGTGCTGGCCCCGGCCGCATCGCGCATGCGCGCCGCAGGGCCGGCGGGCACGATCATCTCGCCCTGGTGCACCTGCGCGATCATGTCGGCCGGCAGGCTCCAGGCGCCTGTGGCGAACGACGGCAGCGCGGCGCCGGCCGCAAGCACCGTCGCTTGGCCGGCCATCGCCGGACCCGCGGCGGCAGGCCCGAGCAGCGGCGAGAGGAAGCCAAAAATGCCAGCAAAGGTTTCGGCCGCCGAGGCGACGATGCTCTTGCCGATCGCCAGTACCGTCGAGGCGGCATCCGCCGCCGCGCCGCTCGACGCCGCACTGGAGCGCGCCGCGGTGCCGGCGACCACCGCGCCGGTCTTGGTAGCCTCGCCCGCGGTGGTCGTGGCCGTCTGCGTGGCGACGCCGGCCGCCCAATCCGCCACGCTGCGGATGCGAGCCTGGATGAAGGACTGGATGATCGACAGCAGCACGTTTGACACAGCCTGGCGCAGCGTCTCCTGCCCCTTGATCATCCCCATGATCGAGGACGACACGCTGGATCCCGCCTGCTCGAAGGTGCGGCGATAATCCGCATAGATCTGCTGGTTGACGGACCGCTCGATGTCCTGGCGCTTCAGCGCCGATTGCGATGCCAGCTCGTCAATCTGCCGCTGGACGTTGGCGAAGGCGACGGCGTTGTCGGCGTAGGTCGATTGCAGAAAGGTGAGATGGCTGCGCTCGAGCTGCTCGCGCTGGCTTTCGAGTTGCAGCAAGGCCGCCAGTTCCTGCTCGCGCGACATCTGCGAGAGCTGCGCCTGCTCCTTGACGGCGGATTGTCGTTCCTTGATGCCGTTCAGGGCGATATCGGTTTGCGCCTTGTCGCCGGAGCGGGCGATGGCAAGTTCGTCGTCGCTGTAGGATCGCGCGCTGTCGAGACGCTGCGCCATGCCCGCGGCATAGGCCTGGCCGAGCGCGGCGAAGGACGCGTTGATCTGCGCCGCGCCGGATTGCAGCGTGCTGGTGGTGGCCGCGACTGCACTTGCGGCGTCGGCAAGACCTTTTTGCAGCTCGGAAATGTCTGCTGAGAAGGTGATTTTGACGTCGTCTGCCATGGGGCACCTAAACGTTCAGTTCAAATTTGTGGGACGCCGTCTTTGTGAGCCGCGGGCGAAGCAATCCAGAGTCGTACGCCGCCGTCTTGGGATGCAGCTGCCCTGGGTTGCCTCGCTTCGCTCGCAAAGACGGCCCCGTCGGAAGCCGCCGCCAACTAGCGATGCCGAATGACACCATCGGGAAAGCCGGCGATGAGTTCACCGATGTTGCTGGGATCGTCCGCGCAACGCGAAGGCGCGCGCGAGATCTGGTACACCGCCGCAAGGATTTCATGCGTCGGCGGGGCGTCCCACCAGTACCGCAACAACGCGAGCACGTCGTGCATCGGCATCGCGTCGAGTTGGTCCGGGGTAAAACCGCAGGCGGTCATCAGGCGGGCGTAAAGGCTGCTCCAATCGAGGCGGCCGGTAAGCCCGCATCCGCTTCCCCCAACAGCGTGTCTCCGCTTTGGGCCGGCAGAAAGCCGCCGAGGCGCAGCACGCTGGCCATCGCAGCGGCGATCTCGGGGGCCTGCGCCTCGACGTCGTCGAGACCGGCTGCGGCTTCGACATGGTCGCGTGCCAGTGCCACCCGCACGATCGCCACGGCTGCCGCGACGCTGCCGGTCGGCGCCGCACTGGACGCGAGCAGCAGCGGTTCGATGGCCTGAACCTGCGCCAGCGTCAGCGGCCGCACCGGCCAAGCGTGGTCGCCGAGCCGGATCGTTTCAGCTTGCAGCCGCATCACGAGGCCTCCGTGAACGACCAGGTCATCACCGTGCCGGTCGGATCGGCGAAGCAGGAGAAATCGAACTCCGGCAGCACGAAATCCTCCATCTTCGTTTGGAAGGAGAGCTTGCTGGAGGTGCAGGCGTTGAGTTTCAGCGACACGTTCTGGCCCTGGAAGGTGGTAAAGAACTGCGCGGCGAAGGTCGGCGTGGTGCCGGCGAGCTGGTTGGTCACCGCAAATTTCTGGCCCGCTGCCGCGATCGCGTAAGTGTAGGTGAGCAGCAGCGCCTTGCCGGCGTCGCCGGCGTTGAAGGTGTAGACGCCGGCGGCGAGCGTGTACTGGCCGAGCGTCGGCGTCGTCGCGACCTTGATCAGCGGCAGGCCCGTCGCGGCGTAGATCACGCCGCCGTCGTCGGCGAAGGTGACGGCATTGGCCGGGGTGACCGTATAGGGCGCGGCGTTCGGCACGCCCGCCACCTCGGCGAAAGACGTCGCCAGTTGCCCCGCCACGGGAGTCACGCCATAGAAAAGATTGGCGAAGGCGAGGCCGGAGATGCGCGCCACCTTGGCCTTGCCGGTCGTCTTGATCGTGCCGCGCGCCAGTGCAATCGGATGCTGGAACTGGCCATACAATTCCTTGACGGAGGCGGTCTCGTCGATCGTCACCTCTTGCACGAGGCCGAAGTTGACGGGCGTGGCGTTGATGATGTCCGTGCGCGTCCCGATGAGGACGCCGGAGCCGAAACTGTACATGGGAATGGTCCCTCCTGTCGGATGGTTTGGGGCTTACAGGTCGGCGGCACTGGCCAAGAGCGCGGCGAGCCGGCGCTTCAAGTCTTCCTTGGCGCCGTGCACGGCATTCCAGACCTCCGTCGAGCGCGCGACGAGCGAACCGTGAAAAGTTTCGAAGAACCAATGGTCGACCAGCGTATCGACCTGATCGGCCGCGGCCTTGAGGCTGTCGATGTCGGGCATAGCAAAAGACTCCTTCAGGGCAGGATGATCGTGATGGGAACGACGAGCAGGCCGTCGCCGTCGAGGTCGCCGGGATCCTTCAGCGGCTTGCCGTCGATCGCGCAGCGGTAGGCCGCACCGCCGAGCGTGACGCGACCCAGCGCGATGTCCGGGCCTGTCGGCGCGAAGGCGGCGTCGAGCGCGTCCATGATGGCGTTGAGGCGCGCGGCACCCACAAGGTCTGGGTCATGGGCATCGACGTAGACGAAGAGCTTTAGCTCCAGGCTGCGCTTGGGGTCCGGTCCGGCGCCTGCCGCGTAGGTTTCGAACCCGCCCTCGAAGAGAAAGCAGGCCGGCCGGTCGACCGGCGCCACATCGCTCCATAACCTGAGGCGCCGCGACGGCGACGACGCCCAGGGATAGGCCGCCGTGACCAGCGCCAGCAGCGCTTCAACGGCCCGTTCGCGCGCGTCCATAAGGAACTCCTATTGCGCCCCGAGGGCATCGAGAAGCGCCGCCTTCAAACCATCGGCGATCTCCGCCTGCAGCTCTGCGAGGGCAGAGCCGAGGTAGGAGCGGGCGGGGATCATCGAACCCGGATGATGGACGCGTTTGGCGAAAGCGGGACCGCCGGCGCCGGCAAAGCGCAACGCCAGCGCCTTGGTGGCGACGATGTCGTGCGCGGCGGTGCGGCCGCCATATTCCTGGATCGCGGCATAGACGACGCCGGTGCTCTCCAGCGTGATCGTGATCGCCGCGGCATCGGCCGCGAGCGCGGCTTGGATCGAGGCGCGCAGGGCGCCCGAGCGCGTCTGCAGGACGCCGCCGGTGAGGTTGGCATCCACCTTGGTGGCGAGCGCTGCGCGGAACGTCTCCGCCTTGACTGCGAGCGCCGCCAGCACGGCGTCGTCGTTCGGCAGCGCGCTCATGGTCCGACCACGCGGCGATAGGGCTGCAGCAGGCGCGACACGACGTCCGGCATCGCCTTGACGATGAAGCTGGTGGTTTCCTGCCCACCCAGCGTCTTCGCGCTCTGGCCGATGCGCTGCCGCGCGGCATAGCGGTCCGCAGCCCACTCGCAGCAGGCCCGCGCGAGATCCGCGGGAATGTAGCCGTAACGCAGCACCACCGCGGTGCCGGCATTGACGGCGGCAAAGGTGTAGACGCCATTGGCCACGGTGTAGAGACCCGCGGCCGGAACCGGGCCAGCGATGAGCGGCCTGCCCGTGACATCCATCACCGCGCCGTCGCTCTGCCAGGCGCCGTAAGGCGCGGCTGCGGTGACGAGGTACGGCGCAGTGGTCGGAATGACCGCGTTCTCGCCCGCGATCTCATAGCCCGCGCGATAGGTGATCGCGACATTCTGGATCCCGTGAGGCATCACCCCGCTGCGCAACGACAGACGCTGCATGCAGCCGGGCGGACCGGGATCGCCAATGTCGAGGATCGCGGCAAAGACCTGGCTGCCATAGGCGGCGGGCGTGGCCGCGAATGAGGCAGGCCGATCGTCGATGGTGAAGGTTAGGATCTCGGTGACGGGCCACTGGCGCAGCACGATCGACCGTTCGCCGCTGCCGTCCCGCGTTTCGGTATAGACCGTCGGCGTCACGCTGCGACCGAGATCCGCCGCGATCGCCAAGCTGATGTCGGTAATAAGGCCGGCGAGCAGATCGTCGTCGCCGCCGCTGGCGACGCCAAGCCAGGTTTTCAGCGCAGCAAGTGTGGTCAGGTCATGAGGCGAGGGCATCGCGGGCGGTCTCCGGTGCAAAACGTCAGGTTCGAGCCACCGCCTGGCGCAAGGCACGGCGCAACTCGGCGGTGCGGGTCGATGGCGACGCGGCGCGTCCGAGGCCGACCAGCGACGCGATGACGGCACCGCGGGACATTGCGTCGATCTCCCGGACACTGGGCAGCGGCGGCGTTTCGGCCTTTGGCGCTGTCGGCGCCCAAGGCTCGACGCCGTGAGCCAGGAGGTGAGCGGCGTCCGCCTCAGGCGCCTCGATCGAGCCGTCTGCCGCCACGGCAAGCGTGACGCCGCCATGGATCACGAGCCGGCAATGCGGTGGCGTGCGGAATTTCATGGCGGACGCTCCCAACGATGGACGAGGCGCGAGATCAGCCGTTGCCGATGTTAGTGATCAGCGCCATCGACGGCGGGAAGTAGTGCTGCAGCACTTCGTCGGCATACACGCCGTATTCGTAGCGGCGTGTGCGCAGCGGCCACTCGATCTGGTAATAATCCTGGCGCGTGCGCACCTGGATGAGGTTGCCGACGCCGGCGAGCGGATAAGGCAGCACGCCGGTCGTCATCAGCAGCGTGCCGGCCGGCATGTTGGGGTGCACACGAATGGCAACCACGCTGCCGCCCTGCATCGAGAAGCGGTTCAGATAGGTGCGCACCATGATGCCGCCGCCGAGAAAGTCCTGCGACACGTCGAAGACGAAGCGCTGCGCCGTCGCGGCGGCGCCCGTGACGATCTTCTTCGAGATGTTCAGCGCTTCCTGCGAGCTGACCCAAATCGTGTCCGGCGAAAGGCGGTAATTGTCCCACATGGATTTCAGCGCGGCATCGATCTCCTCGATGCCGCCGGCGCCGTCCGCAGTGAGCGTCGTGCCCTGCCCCGCCGTGCCCTGAGGCATCGTCGTCACATAAGCGCCGGAGCCAGGCTTCGCCGCCTGGGTGATCAGGCCGTCGAACGCCAGCGCGTTGCAGGAATTGTCCGCCGTGCCGAGCGACGCTGCCGTTTGCGTCCCCACCGCCGCGCCAGAAATGACGACCGAGGCGATCGCGGTGAGCGTGCCCAGAATTTCGCTGCCCGCGGCACCCCAGAACCAGGCATAGCCGACAGCTCCAAGGACCGGCGCGACGCTGGCGCGGATGAGGTGGGTCGCGTTGCCGTCGTTCGCCGTGGTGATCATGGCGTTGACGGACTTTTTCGCTGCGCCGCCACCAAAGGTGTCGCTCGTGCCATCGGCGTTGGTCCGGGTGATCTGGCCCTGGATGCCGCCGGTCAAGGTGGCGTTGATCATGCCGTCGTGCGTCAGCGCCACGCAGATGACGCTTTGCGCGAGATTGGCCGCCAAACCGCCGCCGACAGCGACGTCGCTGAGGGTCGGCGTTGGCGTGGCGCCGAGCGGCGTCGAAGCGCAGCCGCCCAGAATTATCGCCTCTTCGCCGAGCATCAAGGCTTCGAGACCGGTCTTGGCCGCGATGGCGCGGACGTCGTCAAAGCCCTGACCGGCGTATTGCGCCTCGAAGTCGACGCTGGTCTCGACGCCGATGCCTTTGTAGGTCGCGGTATAATCCTGCGTCGCAACGGCCAACGCGCCGCCGCGGTTCGCCGCCGAGACGCCGAAACGCAAACCATTGGTGTTGATCGCGGTGATGGCGCGCCACGCGGCCTGGGTGCCCCCAGCGCCCGAGACCCGCGGGATCATGTTGCGCAGGGGCGTCAGCACGGGATAGAGGAATTTTGCGCCGAGCTCGAGATCGTAGAAGGTCAGCCCCGAGGTCGCGCTCATGCTTTCGGTAAAGGTGCTTTTGGCGAGCGTCGTCGACGGCATGCCGCTGAGCGGCTTCTGCTGCGCGGTCTTGAGATTGCTCAGGACTTCTTGAAGGTTGGTCTCGGCCATTGTGGTGCTCCTGGAAAGATGTCGGGACGTGCGTCGGCAGCCGCGCCGAAGCGCGTTGGCCGGATGCATGCGTGAAGGGTGCTGTTAGCGGCGCGTGGCGCCCTGGCGCTGCGCCAGTTTTATGGCGAGCAGCGACAGCGTGTTGGGATCCGCGAGCAGCGCATCGAGGCCGGCATCCGCCGGCGCGCCGTCGTCCTGCTTGCTGACGGGGCGGCCCTGCATCGCGAAAGGCAGCGGCTGCGGCTGCTCTTCCACCGTCTTGAGGCGGGCCGCGATGTCGTCCAGCGTCTTCGCAAAGCGATCCGCCATCGCCTCGACCTGCTTGGTCAAGGCGCCGAAATGCGTCTCGACCGCGCCGAGATATTTCGAAAGATCGACGGTCTGCCCTTTCTGCGCGGCGCAGACGGCCCCAAGATCAACCGCCGTGTCATGCAATTTCTGAATGCGCGCCTGATCGGTCGCGCTGTTGCGCGCGCCGGTCTTTTCCACCGCGCCGTCGGCTGCCGCTGGCGCATTCGACGCACCGGCCTCGCGGCGTTGCTCCGGCTCCCTGAACGGACGCCATTCGTGCGACCCGTCGGCCTTGATCATCTCGAACTTGGCTTCCGACAGACACGGCAGATCGACGAGCGAGATTTCATGCGGATCCGCCGTGTAACGCTTGGCGCCCTTCTCGTCGGTCCAGCGCCGGGCGTAGGCGCCGCCTTGCGAGAAGCCGGTGTAGACGCCCTCCGCGACCTTGATCCATTCCGCGTCGTCGACGACTTTGGCGCAGATCTCGATCTGCTTGGCGTCATCGTTGAAGGTCAGCGCAGTGACCTTGCCGGCTGCCACCGCGCCATGCATCGCGCGCAGATTGCCGAGCGACTTGCCGCCGCTCGACGTGGCGATGGCGTCCGACCATTTTTCGTACATCGGTTTGGTCGAGGCGTAATCGCAGATCTCGCCGGCACGGTCCGCAATCTCCGCGGTCGCGACGCCGTAGACGAGACGCTGCACCGCGTCGACCTTGGTGATGGGGATATCGAGACGCAGCATGAGGGCTCCTTGGTGAAGGGATGCGCTATCGCGCAACAGGTCATGCACCGCCGTTGCGAGCACCGGGTCCGGCCTGCTGGCGGCCCCGTACCGGCTCCGCGGAGCAACTCAAAGCGACTGCAACAGAGATTATGGGCGCGGCCCTGGGTTGCTTCGCCTTCGGCTCGCAATGACGATGATCGATCCGCGCCGACCGCTACTAAGACGCAAGAGGTTCGTAGGTGAACTTCTTGGACCACCCGATCGTGAAACTTTGCGCCATAGTCTCCGCGCCCCCGCCCACGAGAATGTCGAAAACGTTTCCGACCGGCACGGCCTTGATGACGATGTCCCTCGTCTCCACGCCATCATCGGGATCGATGGTCGTGAGCGCGAAACCGTCGCCGTATTCGGTGATCGTGCCGTCGCGGGCGGTCGAATAACTGCGCCGATAGTATCCCAGGAACGGCACCTTGCGCGCGGTCTTGTCGTTCAGCAGCTTGTCGACAGCCGACGGGGTCAGGACGATGCTCGGCATACGCAGGCCTCAGAAGTCTAGCGAGATAGGTGACGATCGTCACCTAAGCAGCGTCCTGTGGAATATCGTCGTTCGGGCATCGCCAAATGATCAAAAGCCGCATCCGACCGTCATTTGACGCCGGGCAAAAGAGCGAGAATGTCGGCTTTGGTCATAGACTCGATGTCCATCGTCATGTGCCGATAGTCATCGGGAATTTCCGCGAGGCGCTCCCGTACTGATGGGTCACCCTGCTGCGCCAATAGATGGAAGTAGGAGAACTTGGCGTCGAGCGCCAAGCCGTAGAAGGTTGGCATTTCCGCTTCGAAAGGCGCTGTTTCCAGCGCGCTCAACGCCTCTTGATCGCGTCCGAGCTTGAGCAGGAGGGCGGCTTGTCTCTGTTGTACCCCGCACTTCGAATTGAAGAGTTGCGCTTTGTCTCGGATTAAATTTAGCGCATCCTCGTAGCGTCCCTGCCGCTCAAGCGCGACGCCGCGCCAATGAACCTCGCGCTTCACGTCGTCGGAGCTCAACGCGGTGTCGCGCGCCCCGTCAAGCATCGCGGTGAGCCCGTCCCAGTCTTCGGACCGAGCAAGCTCGTTGAACCTATCGACATCAATCATGAACGACACTCATGAACGACGTTGCCGTGATGGACTTCGCGAATCCTAAGTCGCCGTCGAATTCTGGATATTCTTCCGATTGTTTGCAACGACTTCTCTCACAAACATGGATCTCTGGTATTCGGGCGACTGACTTATTGTCTCAGAAGAAAGTTCGGTCGAGAGAAACCCATTCTGCGTCTGAAGTTCTTCGGCCAACAGCTTGATTTTATCCTCTAAGGCGACATCCGAAAAGCCCAAGCCGAGATAGGCCGCCACAGCGACGACATCATCCTCGCTTTTTGGGTAATCCCGGAGCCCAATGCTGAATTTGGTAAGCAGGTAAAACGCCGGACTGAATTCCATGCCTCTCTCCTCAATAGGGACATAGTTCGAACGGCCAGATTTTCCCTTGTTCCAGGCAATATGAGTGGCAGCTACCGCATCTGAATCCTGATGGAAACAACATATTACCGACCGAGTCCTGGCATTTCACATAGTTGTCGGTGCATGTCCCAGCATCGAATGCGAAATGCTGGTGCGACGTCGATGATCCTGACGGCACCGGTGAAAAACGGCCGCCCCCGTGGTCGCCGGGGGGCTGCCTCGGATGCTTGCTCTCATCCCAACCCACATCCTTGGCAAGCTTCGCAGCCTCCGCCGATCCGCCATTGCCCAGCGCCACATACCCTGTCCCTGTGAGCGCCATCGCCGTGTCCGCCGCAGCGTCCCGCAGAGGCGCGCGGCCGAGGGCGGCGCGCGCCTCATTGATCGTCAGGATGCCGCGGCCGGTGAAGCTGGAAAGGATGGTTTCCTGCACCTGCGGGTCGATCGTCGCCGTCGGCGTCCAGGCGAATTCGAGATCGGCGGACGCAAACTCGTCGGCGAGCAGGTCGTCGACGAGCGCCTTGACCCATTGCAGGATCGGCGCCAGCCCCTCTTCTTCTGCAAGATCCTTCTGCACTTCCGCGGTCGCGCGGTTCATCTGCTGCACGAGCGCCTGGGGCGAGACGGAAAAGGCGAAGCAGACGATGCGCGCCAGCCAGTCGTCGAAGACGCTCTTGAGCTCCGGCTCCTTGGTCTGGATGAAGGTTTTCGCCACCCCGCCGGGCACGAATTTGGCGCGGCGGCGGCGCGCGGCATCGCCGGAGAAATAGGCGTCCCAATATTTTTGGTAGGAGCCGATCTGGTCCGGCGTCCAGGTGTCCGGCACGCCGATCAGGCTGTCGGGAATGTTGCCGTCGGTGAAATAATCCATGAGGAAGAGTTGGCGGCGCAGCGCGATGTTGACCGTCGTCATCACCTGCTCGACGGGGCTGAAGCCGTAGGCCTTGTTGACCCGCGGATTGCGCGGCCGGTACAGCAGATCACGGACGGAATAGTCGACGGCGGGAAAGCCTTTGAGTACCTGCTGATAAGCGACGGGATAGACGGTTTGTCCTCCTTCGAAGCTCGGCTGCGGCGTGCGGCCCCAGGCGTCGATCACCGGCTTGATCGTCGCGCCATCGAGCGGCATCAGCGCGATGAGCTGGCCGCTGCGGTTGCGTCTGAGGTAAAGCGCCGGCGCATCGATGACGAAGAGCTCTTCGAGCAGCAGCCGCAGCCAGTCCGCCCAGCCATGAATGCCGTCCGGCTTGCAAAAAAACGTCGTCAGCGCGTCGGCCCTTGCAGCATCGGCCGCGGCGCCGGTGCCCCGCGGCTTGATCGACCAGGCGAGGCGCGCGATCTGATCCTTCCGCGTCTCGATGACGAGGCGGAGCAGGTCATAGCCATCCGCCAGCGACCGCAGGGTGCCGAAGGTGACGGCCTCGGGCCGCGGCTGCAGCCAGAGGTTATACCCTGCCGGATAATCCCACTGGCGGCCGGCGACATCCGCGGGCGCGCCCGGCGCGATCGGATCCAGCGGCCCGAACCAGCTCGCCGCGGACTGGGCGGACGCCGCACCTTGCCGGGCGGCAAAGGACAGGCTGACCTCGTAAGGGTTGAGCGACCACTGTCGCTGCCCGGCGCCCCGCTCGCTCATGGTTTGGCTCCGCTCGATAAATGAGACACCCGCATCAGTTCCGGTCCAGCGACATGCGGCGATAGAATTCGATGATGGCGGTGTCGGTTTTCCCGAGGAGGTGCGTCACCGCCCAGATCGCGGCGTCGGCATGATCGGGACTGCCGTGGCCGCCGTAGCCGGAGGCGGAAAAAGCGCAGAGCTGCTCTTCCAGCTTGGGAAAGCGGCCGACGTGATGCACTCTGCCATCCTCGTAGAGCAGCGAGATCGGCTCGGCCCGCACCGCCTTGCCGCGGCTTGCGGTCACGAGCGTCACCGGCACGTTGGCATCGGCGGCATGGATCGTCGCGCGCACCATCTCGCCGCCGTAGTTCGACTCGGCGACGATGCAATCGGCTTTGAACTCGTGAAACGCGGCGACGGCGCGGCGGCTCCACACCGCCGGCGCTTCGCGGCAGGAGCGGTCCGCCAGAATATAGCAATCGCCGTCTTCGTGCTTCGCCGCGACGACGATGCCGATTTCGTCGGCGCCGAGATCGTCGCGGCCGGCCGCGCCGGATGGGTCCACCGCGACCACCACGCCCATACGTTTCTCCAGTGGAATAGCCTCTGGCGCGCAGCGGTAGCGCTCGATGATCTCGAAGCTCCAGAGCGCGTCGTCGACGGCTTCGACATAGACGCCTTCATAGAACCGTTTGCGCTGACGCTCGGGCAGATGGGCCAGACTTTCGAGATAGGCCGGCGACAGGTTGTCCGCGTTGTCACGCGGATTGATGAAGGCGCGGGCGTATTGCTCGGGATCGCTCAACGGCTGGCGCGAGACGGGATCGCGCTTGTCACCGAACAAGGTGTTGGTCCAATGCATCGTGTGGGTCGGATTGAGATCGACATAGGCGCGCTGCGGCAGGTCGCCCACCACCTGCGCCAGCCGCGTGAAGGCGACGAGCGCGGACGTGTAGGGGATCTGCGAGGCTTCGTTGAGAAACACGGTGACGTATTCGAGCCCGAGAATCTTTTCGACGCGATCCTTGTCGTCGAGGCCGCCTACCGCGATGCGCGAGCCATTGGTCAGCTTGAAGAATCCATCCTGCCGCGACTCCTTCAGCGTCACGCCAGGAAAGCACAGCGTCGTCACGGTGGGCAGCGTATCCAGCGCGATCGAGGCGTGCGCGGCGTTGGCATGGAAGCGCAGGATGACATGATGCGACCCTGGAGCCAATATCGCGCGCTCGACGATGGAGCGCACGATGAGAAACGTTTTTCCCGACCGCGTTCCGCCGGCCAGGCAGGTGTAGCGCTGCGACCCTTCGAGAAGCGCGCGCGCGGCCTCCTGCCCCGCGCTGAACGAGACCATGCGGGTGTCCTTTTGGTTTGGGTGGTGACGATCTCGACGGCGGTGTCATCCCGGCGCGCGCGGCGCGAACCCGAGATCCATGGACACCGCGTTGCTACATGGGCGTTATAGTAGCGCCGCGGCCATCGCGGCGATCCGCTGGACCAACCGCGTTTTCATGGGTCCCGGGCTCTCGCCTGCGGCGAGCCCCGGGATGACAGTGATGGTTAGATTTCAAAGGCCGCAGCGGCGACGCAGGTCGGGCTCGGCATGCGCGCATTAGGCCGTCACAAACTGTCGTTCGTCAACGGGGTGGGACGAGGCTTGTTTCAGCGATCTTACATCCGTTCGTCGGCAAACGATCCAATTCACGTCGAGTGCCGCCATCGCCCCACCGTCATCCTGGGGCGCGCGAAGCGCGAACACGGGATCCATGCAAACGGTCTGGCGGATTTAGCCTCGTAGGGTGCCGCGCGGCGATCCACTGGACTCATCGCGTTTTCATGGATCCCGGGTTCCTGCCTGCGGCGGGCCCCGCGATGACAACGATGAGGCGGGGTTAGTCGCAGTCTCCCGCGGTCAATGCACGTCGGGCAGCAGCGGATTGCGCAAGAAGCCGTAGTCGGTTTCGTCTTTGGTCAGGCGTTGGACGTGGCGCTTCTGCTCGCGGCATTTGGCGTAGGCGCGCGTGCCGGGGCGCAGGCCGTAGGAGCGGCAGCTCGCATCGTCCCGTGGGAACTGGCTGACGGCCACCGGCCCGACGCCGGGGCAGCTGCCGTGGGCGAGGTCGAGCGCACAGTCCTGCGCGCCGCATCCGGCAAGCAGCAGCGCGATAAGGGGAGCGAGGCGTTTCATCGCGGGCTACTTCGCGTGCTTCGCGAGCCACGCCTTCATCATCGCGATTTCCTTGTCCTGAGCGGCGACGATGTCGGTGGCGAGGGTTTTCAGCTCGGGATCCTGGCCGTACTGCAGCTCGGCTTTCGCCATGTCGACGGCGGCCTGATGGTGCGGCAGCATCATGCGAACGAAGTCCTGGTCGGTGTCGCCGGTCGGCATGTTCTGGTGCATGCCCATCATCATGCCCTTCATGGCATTGAGGAAGGCCGTGTCGGCGGGGTTGTCCATCGGGTCCATCGGCGCGGCGAAGGCCGGCGCGGCGAAAACCAGGGCCGCGGCGAAGGGCAAAGCGAAACGGAAAAACGTCAAGGCGCGACTCCTGCTATGGCTCGCCGAGGGGAACCGACGGCGAGCCATAGCATGAGGCGATCCTGGTCGAAAGAAAGGCGCGCGCTAAAACACTGCGATGTGACGCGCGTTGAGATCGTTGGCCAGATGCTCCAGCGCCTTGGCGCGCAGGCGATAGAACGTATGCGGCGCCCAGCCCTTCTCGCGGCACAGCGCGCGCACCGAGCGGCGGCGGGCCGCACGCAGGGCCCAAAAGCTGGTGACCAGCGCCATCCCGGTATCGACGCTGCGGAGTTCGCGCAGCCATTCCAGGCTCGTGTCCATGGCTGTGATCTCGACAGACGATGGCTTTAGGCCCGCGTGATTGCGCCACGCCGCGCGCTCGCGTTTTTCGCTCTCCGGCAGCTCGGCCTGCGCCAGCTGGTCGGCCCACTCCACGCGGTGTCGTGGCCAGTGATCGCCAGGCTGCCTGGGACCGCGGACGCGCGGCATCCGGTCGAGCGTTTTAAAGGCGTCCACGAGGCGCCGGGCGACGTGGTCCGACGTCCAATGTTCGGGCAGAGCCGCATCACCGATGAAACCGTCGTCATCGGTGAGGTTCGCAAGGTGCTCCATCTCACACCCCGTCATCGAGGATGTTGTCGATGAGGCCGGCGTCCGACGCCGCGGTGACGAGGAGGACTTGGATCAAGCCTTCGCGGGTCAGGCCGCGCTTGGCCGCCGCCTCGTCGTAGAGGGCGCCGGCACCGCCGGACAGCCGGAATAGACCGTGGGGCGTGTCGCGAAACGCAAGACCGAAGCGGTGGGCCTGGCGATGCACGTTTGTGGTGGTCGAGGCGATCATCGGATCGCGCGCGACGCGTTTGGCGTCCCACCCCTGGCCGACGAGAAAGCCGAGGCGGGCGACACGCTCATGGGTCCAGCGCGTCTTGGGAGGGGAAGAAGGATGCGTTGTCATGCATCCATAATCGGTAGATCTACCTATTTCGTCAACGGTCATTCTACCGGATTGCATTGGTACAATTTTCGGTTATTCTACCGAAATGGAACTGCAAGATGTCTTATCGCGTGTTGAAAGCCGGCTTGAGGCTTTGGGGCTTTCGGCGAACCGCGCCTCGGACATGGCGAAGAAGCCGGATGCGATCCGCAACCTCAAGCGCGCGGTTTTGAACGGCGAGCGCCGCGGGGTCACCACGGAAACCCTGGCGGCCTTGGCGCCCGTGTTGAAGACCACGGCGGCGTGGCTGCTCGAAGGCGTCGGCGACGGCGGGTCGAGCACCGCGATCCGCGTGGTTGGGCGCATCGGGGCCGGTGCGGAAATTCTGCCGGAGTTCGAGCAGATCCCACCGGAGGGCCTGTTCGAGATCGAGCTGTCGTTTCCTCTTCCGCCCGAAACCGTGGCCTTCGCGGTTGAAGGCGACAGCATGTGGCCCCGCTACGATTCCGGCGATGTCGTCATCTGCGGCAAGGCGGAGAGCGACGCTCATGCCGTCATTGGTCTGGAGGCCGCCGTGCGAACCTCCGACGGCAAGCGCTACCTGAAGACGATTCGGCGTGGGCCCTCGGCCGGCCTCTTCGACCTCGAGAGCCACAACGCCCCACCGATCCGCGGCGTCGGCCTCGAATGGGCCGCGCGGATTTTGATGATCCTTCCCCGTAGCCAGTGGCGGCAAAGTCTGACCGCCCGCTAAGCGCGACACGCTGGATACCTTTATCTAGGTATTTTTACCGTATATGCTCCAGGCCGTTCTGGAGCCCTTATCATGATCCGCGCCAAACACGAGTCCACGCCACCTCGCCGCGACGATCCCTCCGATGACGATATGCAGCGGGCTGCCCGCTGCGCGGTGGTGCACCGCATCAAGACGCGGGCGCGGCTCTACGCCAAGCGACCGATGGCGCTGGAGCCTCTTTACCCCGGCCTCGCCTGCGCCTCAGGCGCCACGTTGGTCGCGGTCGCTTCGCATCTCGTCGAGCGCGAAAGCCGTTCGCCGCGGCGCTGGTTCGGCTTCGGCGGCGAGGTCAGTTTGGTCAACGCAAAGGCCGCTCTACTGCTTGGACGGGCAAACAGACGGTTCGGCAGTCGCGGCTAA